GAGTGGCGTAAGAAAAATAAAGAAGCAATGCAAAAAAATTCACAAAACCCAGAATGGAAAAGAAAGCATAAAGAAGAAATGCAAAAAAGAGCACAAGACTCGGAATGGCGTAGGAAAAATAAAGAAGCGGCTCAAAAAAACTCACAAAATCCAGAATTGCGTAGGAAACTAAAAGAATTAGGAAGACAAAGAGCACAGGATATTGAATGGCGTCAAAAAATGAAAGATGGACATTATAAAAGAAGAAAAGATGCAATACTTGTATCTCCAACGGGAGAAATTATCCATATTCATGGAATTGGAGAATTTGCCAACTTACATAAATTACATGCGGGTAATTTATCGGATGTAATAAACAAAACACGTAAAAGTCACAAAGGTTGGACATTATACCAGCCAGAAGAAGACCATAAAATCTCGGAGTTTCTATGATATCGTTCGCCATTACTACACACAACGAAGGACAATATATTCAAGATTTACTTGATCAGCTAGTCCCATTCTGCGAACAGACTGGTGATGAAATTGTTGTGGTTGACGATAATTCCACCGATCCGTTTACTGTTAATATTTTAGAAGGATATGAACGATCTGGAGGCGTTAAATTATTTAATCATGCACTGGATAATGACTTTGCTGCTCATAAAAATTTCTTGGGAGAGCAGTGCTCGGGTAATTATATTTTTCAAATTGATGCAGATGAAACGTTCCATTCTAACTTGCTAACATACCTTCATGACATCGTTGACAATAATACCGATATTGATTTGTTTCTTATTCCTCGGGTTAATGTGGTTAATGGATTAACGGACGAGGATATTAAACGTTGGGGTTGGCAAGTGAACGAACATGGATGGGTCATGTTTCCAGATTATCAGACCCGTTTGTATAGAAATTCTCCTGATATTCGTTGGGAAGGAAAGGTGCATGAACGTATCGTCGGATTTAAAACGATGGCCCCACTTCCTGCGGAAGAAGAATGGTCGCTGTATCATATCAAGGATATTGATCGGCAACGAAAGCAAAACGATTATTACGCAACAATTCAGAGGTAATCATGAGAGGACAAGCACTTACTTATGACGATATTACACTAATTCCACGGTATAGCGAGATTGAGAGTCGTCAAAAAATTGACCTAACAACTCAATTAAGTAATAATTATAGTATTAGGGTTCCATTGATTGCTTCTCCAATGGATACCGTGTGTGATAGTGAAATGGCTATTGCAATGGCAGAATTGGGTGGAGTCGGATGTATTCATCGTTTCAATACCATTACGGAACAGATGAATGAAGTTATGTTGGTAGCAAAAAAACTACATACCTTTTTTCTGATGCAGTCTGAAGTAATTCCCGTTATGGCAGCAATTGGAGCAAATGGTGATTATGTTGAACGAGCACAAGCCCTTGTTTCTGCTGGAGCAAACGTTATATTAATTGACGTAGCACACGGACATCACAAATTTGTTAAAGAGGCAATTAATACCTTGAAGTATCGGTTACCAACACACGTGGATATTATTGCAGGAAATGTTGCGACAGCTCAAGCCGCAATGGATCTTCACGATTGGGGGGCTGATGCAGTTCGGGTCGGTATTGGTGGAGGATCACTTTGTACGACACGTATTAAAACAGGTTTTGGAGTACCTAACGTTACATCAATTGAACAGTGTACTAACTCAGTATCGGTTCCAATTATTGCCTGCGGTGGTATTCGGACCAGCGGAGACATCGCAAAGGCATTAGCAGTTGGGGCAAGTTCGGTTATTTTGGGTTCTCTCCTTGCGGGTACAAAGGAAGCGCCTGGAGCAATCATTGAGAAGCAAAATGGGTTATATAAGAGATATCGTGGGGCTGCTTCATTGGAGACGAAGACGGTTCACGGTCAAGCTACCCGAAATGTAGAGGGTGAGTCTACTATCGTTCCGTTCAAGGGTAGTGTGAAATTCGTTGTGGAGGGGTTGTTGGATGGTCTGCGGTCTGCACTATCGTACGCAGGAGCAAACAATCTAACAGAGTTCAATCCAGACTATGTACAAGTCACAAACGCCGGAATGAACGAGGCCCGTCCCCACCTTCTGTGAGGAATTTATGAAAAAACTTATTTTGGTACTTGTGTTTTTAATTTGTTCTGTGTATATTGTGGATATGTTTCCAAATGTTACTGTTACACCAATTCCGAAGTCTAAACCTACACCGGTTGAACTGTTTATGGACCGCATTGCGTCAATTGAGACACCTGGCGGTACCCACAGAACGGTTAATCAGTTCGGAATGATGGGACGATATCAGTTTAGTCCATCTACCGTTCGGGTATTGGGGTTTCGGGTAACGCAGCAACAGTTTTTGAACAATAGACGTATTCAGGATACGGTGATGTTACGATATATGAAGGTCAATCATCGTGAATTGTCATGGTATATCAATCGGTATAGTGGAAAAATGGTCAATGGAGTCAAAATTACCCGAGCAGGCATCCTCGCAGGAGCACATTTTGCTGGAAGTGAGGGGGTAAAGGCATTTTTCCGTAGTGGAAGTAATAGAAGTGATGCAAATGGTACAACGGTAGCAAAATATATGTCAAAATTCAGCAATTTCCACCTACCAGAGATCTAATGATAATCGTTATTACAATTTTAAGTTTATTGTGTCTAAGTTTAGGGTATGCAACCTACAATTTACTAAAAAAATTAGAAATATATGAAAAGAGTATAGAGGAATTCTATACTTCATTGTCTTTTGTACTCCATACGATGCGTGCATTGGACGAAAAACAAATGTTTGAATCAGATGACGAAGTGGGGACGGTATTTAGGCAAATGTCCGACATACTGTTCACGCTTCGTCCAATAATTTATGGAAAGGAGCAAAATGAAGAAGAAGACTGACCTAGAAATTCGTCGTGCAAAGTTAGGTAAGGTATATTTCACCCAAGATACGGAACGAGCAATTGTAGAATACAATAAATCTTCCGATCAAGAGGAAAGAGATCAAATATTTAGAGAACGAATACACGCACCAATTGATAAATTAGCAGAAAATATAATTAATAGATTTAAATTTCCTTATATAGATGGAAATTTTGAAGACATTAAGAATCAAGTAGTATCATTTCTCGTACTTAATTTACATAAGTTTACAGAAGATAAAGGAAAGGCATTTTCGTACTTTTCAGTAGTAGCTAAAAATTATTTAGTATTACACAACAATAATTCTTATAAAGATGAATTACGGTCTACATATTTAGCAGACTCATCAAACGATGAATCATTCTTATTAGAAGAGGTATTGACCACTAAACCGGATGTAGAATCAACGCAACGAGATACAAGTGATTTTGTAGAACTACTAATACAATACTGGGATTTTAATCTGGACAGAATGTTTAAGAAAAAACGTGATAGAGAAATAGCTAATGCAGTAGTAGAATTGATGAAACGGGCAAATACGATAGAAAATTTCAATAAAAAAGCATTATATGTGCTTATTCGTGAAATGACCAATAATAAAACCGTTCATATCACCAAAGTTATCAATAAAATGAAAGTACATGTTCTTGAACAGATGAAAGAGTATCGTCGGTCTGGGTATTTATCTGATCCATCCATGCTTTTTGTGTATAATCAAGAAAAATAACTATTTATAGATTAGACACTTTTATACAAAATTTATTTATGACATTTGACACGGAAATTTTTGACGGAAAAACACTGGCTGATTTGTTTTCGGATATCTACAAAAATACAGATAAAAAACGAGAACAGATTAATCAATTTGTGGCAAGTTTTGTCAAATTGATCAAAACTCCAGAAGATGCGGCCGTTCTCGGACCCGTTATAAAAGATTTTTTGGATGTGAATGTCAAAAATGATGAACATTTAGTACGTCTTGCTCAAATAGCACAACGGTTAGTTACCGTATCTACCAAGGGTGCATCAATGGGGGATATGTTAAGTGAAGACGAAAAAATGCAATTATTAAATAATATAAAAACTGATTTTGAAACGGTTATAGCAGAACAAGAAGATTTAGACGGAAAACTCCAGAACGTAAATCGTTGATATGCACACCGGCGACAAGGTTAGACGTAGAATAAATAATACTAGTGGATTGATTGCCACGACGGGCAACACGGATTCAGCTACATCTATACCATTGCCATTTTATGAGGGGATTGTTGTTGACGTAATTTTAGATCACAAACATCCGTGGTATTCTGAGTCCGATGGGTTTAATGTTGGTACGATAAAGATAAGAATTCCCGCAATTGATAATGGAAAATCTGATGATTTATTGAGTTGGGCTGCTCCATTTGATTCTACTATTTTAGAATTACCTTTGCTTGGTGAAATGGTACTTGTTCAAAAAATTGTGGGGGAATTTTACTATTCAAGAAAATTATATTTAGTACGAAAACTGCAGGAAAATTCCACGTTAAATATAAATGATCTATTGAATAATAGACTAACAAAACTAAGTAAATCCATAACTTCTACAACTAAAGAAATATCAAACTCTCAACCAACGCTTGGAAAATATTTTAAACCTGATAGTAGAGTTAGACAGTTAAAGCCGTTTGAAGGCGATGTAATTTTACAAGGACGGATGGGACATTCTATACGTTTCGGTTCAAGTAGAATAGATCCAGGTAGTAAAGGAATGGCGCCAAATATTATTTTACGGACTGGTCAGGGAAAAGATTTAGAAAAAGATTATTCAACTAAAGATGGACAGTTTGGGTTGACGTTGGAAGATATAAACAAAGATGCAACGTCTATATGGATGGTAGCAGATCAAACCGTCCCGTTTCAACCAACGACTATAAATGCGGGATCATTTTACAGATCAATTGGATTGTCAGTCCAAAAATTTGATAAAGCACAAGCATTTATAAATTCAGATAGAATTATTCTTAATTCTAAAAAAAACCATATTATGTTATTTTCAAATGAAGAAATTTATTTGAATAGTTTTAATGGAATTGGATTGGATACGGATGGAAGTATAAACCTTACGGCAAATCTTGATATTAATTGTTTATCAAGTCGTAATCTTAACACAACGACCGATCTTGATATTAGCTTTAAAGCGGGAAGTGATATTTCGTTAATTGCAGTAGAAAAAATTTCATTGGTTGGTAAAAAAATACACATTGGTGGTATAGAAAACGATGTAGAACCTATGGTTGGTGGTACTAGTTTATCTATATTTTTAGCACGATTAATACAAGCAATCATGGGATTGGGAATAACACCTCCCCAAATACCAACGTACCAATCAGTAGGATCCCCCGCACCAGCAATAAACATACCACCAGTAATAGTACCAGGACCATCTGCGGTTACTCATGTGATGACAGCAACTGGTCCTGGAGTACTTACGCCACAAATAGTAACTGCATTAACGGCATTATACACAGAATTGGTTTCTCCAAACATAGGATCATTGACACCGTTGCCTTTTTCCGGTGCACCATTTAACAGTAATGATGCGTTTGTTGCTATGGTAAATCAAGATTCCACGTTGGCGGTAGTAAAAAACGATTTTGAATTTGGAAAACAAGTTGAGACGGAAAATAATGAATGGAATCTGCATGAAGCGTATTACACACTGTCGGATACTCCAAAAAATACCACACAAAATACAGGACCATCTACGGTGGTACCACTTCCCGTTGAATTACCCATGATAGTACCAACACCGCAGATTCTACCTGAACCAACACCAGAACCTACCCCAGAACCTACGCCCACGCCAACACCAACACCAAAAATACCTACGGGAGATTTTTATGCTACGACTAAAATGTCGATGGGACAATATGGTCCGTGGGTAATTAAGTATAAAAATACAGAACTATTTACAGATAGAACGTATAGTAATAGATCGCCGGATGTTTTTCGTGGCGGAAAGGAAGAAATACAACAGTTTTTTTCATTAAAAATATGTGAACGAGCCGCAAGTTTACTACAAAATAATGCAACAGATGAGTGGTTAAATGATTCAAAAATACGAAGTGGTTGTGCAGAGAGAATAAATGGTAATATTAACGCATTTTCTATTGGGTCTTCTAATCTGATAATAGAGGAGTGATTTAATTATGAAATTAGATGCAATTGATTCCGCTATAAATTTAGCCAAAGAAAAAGCAACATTGACAAATTTAGCAAATAAAAGTACCGAACTGATAAAAATGCCAATCAGCGCGGATAAATTAACATCTGTGTCCAAAATAAAAAATTTACCGATAGAAAAAAATCCCGAGTTAATAAAAAAGCAATTAGAAGCGGAATTTTTAACAAAAAAAGCAGAGGTTCAAGAATATACGTTATTTGTAAAAGACGAAGCGATAGAAACTGCAAAAGATACTTTGGCACAATTAAAAACGTTAAAAGTTCCATCTTTACCAAAACTTCCAGTTATAGATGTTAAAACTTTACAAGCAGTAGTCATTGCAAAACAACTAAAAGAATTATATAAACAAAAAAATAAATTTGGAAAAGAAAATTTAAAAAAAGGTATAGACGCATATAAATTTCCACTAAGGGCAGCAGAACTTCCATCGATAAAAATACCAGATATACCTTTTGGAAAAGTTAGACTACCAAGAACTATACCAAAATTACCAAAATTATCAATTCCAACGTTACCAAATATACCGTCATTATCAAGTCTAACTTCTGGATTGCCGAATTTATCTACACTGACTTCTACGTTACCAACGTTGCCATCGGTATCTAGTATAACAAATAATTTACCAAATCTTCCAAATTTACCAACGTCGGTATCAAACATAACCTCTAGGTTACCAAATTTTCCTAATTCACTAGGGTAAACAATTCATCATAGGATTTTTTTTATGGATAAGCAATTATTAAAAGCATACATTAAAACCATCGTCGAGGATGAGGTGAAAAAGATACTCCCAGAAATGTTAGCAGAAGCAGTCGCCGAAGTAAAACAATTAAGTGAACACAAAACTACTCCATTACAACAAAAACGACCGAGTATTGACAGAGGTAGACTTGCAGAGTTAATGGGGATTTCGTACGATGGCGAGACTTTACGAGCAACGACAAACAACATGGTGGTACCATTACCAGAAAATACTCCAAAGGATGTAGATCCCGAGGTAGTAAAGGCGGTAACTAAAGATTACTCTGCATTAATGAAAAAAATGGGTATCACTTGAGATAATATATGGCACAAGGAATTGGTATTACATTACCATTACAACTAGGAAATACTGGGTATTTTGAGCAATCGTTTGATACATTGACGCAAGTTAAGTCAAACTTTATAAACTTGATACTTACTAGAAAGGGGGAACGTGTACATCAACCTGAATTTGGGTGTGGTATACACGATTATCTCTTTGAACAATTGACTCCCGAAAATATTGAGGGAGCTAGGTTATCGGTTGTACAAGCTATTGAACGGTGGATGCCTTTTTTGGAATTGGTAGCGTTTGAACTTAATGCAGGTGAAAGTGATCTAGATAACAATAGAATACGACTGTACGTGGGTTATGTACTGAAAAGAAATCCAAATATACGGGATACTATTGTTCTAGAATTCTAGGAGATACTAAATGGCGGTAAATCAATCAATTACAAAAAAATTTAATCCTAATTTTAAAGACGTAAATTATCTGGCAAAAAATTTTGCAGAATTTCGTCAAAATTTGATTGAATTTGCAAAAGCATACTATCCCAATACCTACACGGATTTTAACGAAGCATCCCCCGGCATGATGTTTATTGAAATGGCGTCATATGTAGGAGACGTACTTTCGTTTTACATAGATAAACAATTTAAAGAAAACTTACTACTGTTTGCTAGTGAACGACCAAATGTCGTTACCATCGCACAAGCACTGGGATATAAACCCAGACTTACGTCAGTGGCTACCACAGACGCAACCATATATCAAATGGTTCCCGCATTGGGTGCGGTAAATAAGTACGAACCAGACAAAAAATATTTTTTAAAGATATTGACCAATTCAAAATTCTCTACAAATACACCACCGACACAAACGTTTCGGTCAATGGTTGATGTGGATTTCGCCGACCCAACCGATAGAACGTTGCGAGTATTGGCTAGAGACGCAAATAATGCTCCAACCATGTATGTGGCGTCTAAAAAAATTAAATTGGTTGGTGCAGACATAAAAACTGCACAATTTACATTTGGATCAGCACAAAAATTTTCAAAAATAGAACTACCAGAGAATGATATAGTATCAATTCAAAGTGTAATTGATTCTGACGGTAATAATTGGTACGAAGTTGATTATTTAGGGCAAGATCTAATTCTTGAAGAAAGAAACCCATTAATACGAGACAATGATGGATTCTTCTCCACAGAAACGATTCCAACTGGATCACTGTCCCCTGCAAAAATTGCAGTGTTAAAAAAACGTCCACGAAGATTCGTAACCAGAATAAATACAGATTCTAAATTAGAATTGTTATTCGGTTCGGGAACGGATAATTTGCAAGATGAAATACTAACAATGAATGCCACCCAAGTAGCAAATTCTAAGTACAATCAATCAATTGCAAATACATCGTTGGATCCATCTGATTTTATATCATCCGATACATTCGGCATAGCCCCAGCAAATACAACGTTAACGGTAACTTATTTGGTAGGTGGTGGAGTACAGTCAAATGTACCATCAAATACTATAACCGAAGTTGATTTTGTTAATATACAAAATACTGTAGCGGATTATACGACATCGGAACAAGGGTTATTCAATCAAATAGTTTCAAATATCTCAATATTGAATGAAGAACCAGCTCGTGGTGGCGGTGACGCAGAAACGGTGGAAGAAATACGTCAAAATGCGTTAGCATTTTTTAATGCACAGAATCGGGTAGTAACGGATAAAGATTACACGGTTAGAACATTAGCAATGCCTGGAAAATTTGGACAAGTATCTAAGGTATTTGTTGTTCGTGATGAACAAATAAACGCAATTGGACTACAAGATTCAGGATCACTAACGGTTAACAATGACGAGAATCCATTCAATAATAGATCGTATGTATCGGATCCAGTGGCTCCAAATTCAATAAATTTGTATGTTCTTGGATATAATGAAACGAAAAATTTAGCTCCACTTAATACGGTGGTTAAGAAAAATTTAGCAAAATATCTGGAGCAGTTTAGAGTATTAACCGATGATGTGAAAATTCTTGATGCATTTGTGGTTAATGTGGGTGTGGAATTCCACATAGTCGTATACAGAAATTACAACATGAACGATGTTATAGCTAGATGTATTTCTGCAATACAAGAGTTTTTTGATATTGACCGTTGGCAAATTAATCAACCAATTATATTAAATGATCTTAGATTGGTGATAGGTTCTATTGAAGGAGTACAAACAGTTACAAGTGTCACTATAAATAACAAATATAAATTTAAAGATGGAAGAGATTATTTTGAATATCGGTATCCTATAGATGAAGCTACCGTAGATGACGTGGTATACCCTTCGTTGGATCCATGTATTTTTGAACTACGGTATCCAGAAACAGATATAGTTGGACACGCTAGACAATAATTGAGATAGAACATGCGAACTTTTATAGAAAGTACTCAAGATGCTACTATTTACGAAAGATATCCAACATTAAACGCTGGTCTGGATGAAATTTTGGAAATTGGTAAAAATATCAAATCTACTGACGGTTCTGGTAAATACGCATCTGGATCGTGCAGAATATTATTGAATTTTGACATTCCGTCACACAATCAATATCCTTCGGGTTCTACAAAATACTATCTAAATTTACGAATTGCTAATGCAAAAAATGTAAATAGATATCAACAAATAGAAATATATCCAATTTCAAGTAGTTGGATAGAAGGCAGTGGATATTTTTATCAAGATTATGTTAATGTCGGAGATGGTGTGTCCTGGGAAGATTCCACCAAAGATGTTCGGTGGAACACGAGTGGATCAGATTACACCACAGACATAACATCTTCTTATACGTTTACATCTGTACCTATAGAAGATGTAAAAATAGATGTAACGAATATAATAGCACCTGTAGTTACTGGATCAAACGTTACGCCTTGGAACGGTATTTTATTAAAATTTCCTGCGGCAGATGAAACTAGTTCTTTAAACTTAGGGAATATAAAATTTTTTTCTGGTAATACCCATACCATTTTCAAACCATTGTTAGAAGTTGCTTATGTAGATCAAACCTTTACCACTGGTAGTTTGAAGTCAATACCGAGTAGTAACGTTTCTATCACACCAAAAAATATAAAAGAATCGTATACACGTGGAGAAATAGATAAAATTTATTTTGTCGTACGGGACAAATATCCAGACAAACGATTTGATTCGGTGCAGAGGTATAGAACGCAGTATTATTTACCTTCTGAATCTTATTGTAGAATAAAGGACCAAACGTCTGGATTGATTATCTATGATTTTGATCAATACTCTGCATTAAATTGTGATGTATCTGGATCATATTTTATCCTAGATACAACTGCTTTTGATGTCAATCGGTATTATACACTGGAATTAAAAATAAAATCAGGAAACCTAGTGTTTTTTCCAGAGTTAGATTATTCATTTAAAATAGATAACGATGAGTAATATCTTAAATTCATTCATACCCAAATATTTGATTGATTTAAACCGTAATAGTGAAGATATTATTACGGTTTCAACCAAATATTTTTCTCCAAACGGAGACATATATGAATTGGATAAACGAACGGTTGCGCCAGTTATGGTACAAACCACACAATCATTGGAAGAATTACGACCTGAGGTATCTGATGTATATCCGTTCAAAATCGTAACTCCATTGGACTTTGACGGATCTACGCTCATCCTAACACCTAGTATAGAAACACAACCAACCGCATCACAAGGATACTATGTTCCAATTTATTTTGAACGATTCAATCCAACAATTTTAAATGCAATTGATAGATCGTTTAATGAACTAACTGTTCCAACTTCATCCATCTTTTCGTAATCTATTATATGCCAAATCAAGCAAATTTTAGAAGTGATATAACTACGATAATTGATCCACGCTTTACTGCTTCTAGAATAGTAAAAGTTCCTTCTGAACTCATACTGTACGAAGAAACTCCGGCAAGCTTTGCGTTTGATAAAGATGATAATATAGAAGTACATTTCTATTCTGTCGTGACAAATGAACTAATTTTGAGTACGATAATAAACTTAGAAGACGCAATTGTAAAATCACATATTGTGGGATACAAAGACAATTCGTATAAAAACTATATTAGAATAGATTTTACCAAATTGTTTATAGACAAAGATTTAATACTGATTCCAGGCGATTATCGAGTAGTGTTAAACTTTTTTTCCAACGAGATAGGGACATATAATAATAAAAAACTGACGTTAAATAGAATTTCCGAAACACGAACGGAAGTTGAGTTGGTATTTAATGACACAGTAGATGACATTTCTCGTCAAGAAAACTTGACATTACTAAGAGAATTTGTAGAAAAAAGTTTTAATAAAACCGATGCGGTCGGTGTAGCAGAAAAAATATTCAAATCTGGAGTGGAATTGAATGACTCGACTGAAGGATTGACTGCCGCAAATATAGAAAATAATATAGAAATTGCTGATATTGGCCAAACCTATGAAAATACGCTGGCCCGTATTGATAGAATTGGACTTCGGGAAATTTTTGATACTCAATTGAATGATTTCTTACTAGAATTGTTTAAATATGTTAGGGAAGAAATAGTTATTAATGGTGACGAAAGAATCCAAGAAGATGAATATCAAGAAATCATAAGAAAAGTTATTTTAGAGAAAATAACAAATCTTAGACAGACGGTAGATTCACGGGTAATAGTAAGTTAAATCAAATAATGAGTATGTAATATGACAATTCCTTTCGGCGAAGACGATCTTAATTTTCTTAATTCTCAACTATCAAATACCGACGAACAATTTAACGGTATAAGCGGTGCAGATATAGTACCAACGCCATTTGGAGATTTTCAATCTACGAACCCCGTGGAAACTAATGGATTTGGAATAACCACTCCATTTGGAGATTTTCAATCTACGAACCCCGTGGAAACTAATGGATTTGGAATAACCACTCCATTTGGAACTGGAGGCGTCACGTCCGCAACTACAGGACAACAAGATGAACGTGTTAGACGACCACTCGTGGCGGATACAGATCAAGCAAATCAAACCTTTGATACGGGCACATTTTCTACAGGAAACGGTGGGGGTATCACTACGGGCGTCACGGGGCAACAAGATGAAATAACACGGTTTGGTACAGGACTGGATACCGTGAATACGGGCGGCATTACACGTACTCCTATAGAAGAAGTCTCATGTGATGCGCCCGATACATTTTTAAGATGCGGAGATCAAACTCCATACGGTGGAATTGGAATATATTCAAATGGGTTACAAAACGGAATATGCAGTGAATATACAAAATTGACTCCCAGCTGTACTAAAATAGAAGGTACGGAAGGAACGACAGGAGTTGCGGAATCGGGTGGTGGTACACAACCGACTCCAGTGTGTCCAGATGGTTCTAAGCAGTGTGGTCCCGCACTTACAATAAATGCAAACGAAGGATCTGCACTATGTTGTAGTATTAATGATAGTTGTTGTTCAACTGGTGATTCATACTACTGTAGTTCTGGACCTTGTTCAGCAACTGGACCAACTGAGAGTTCTACTACTACGGGACCGGTAGGTGTTAATCCCTGCGGTGGATGTCCACCAGGGTACGAATGTCGTAAGGCAGAGGTTGGTGGATATCAATGTGTTAATCCACAAGAAGACCCATGTGCAAACAACGGAGGTTGCGGTGATCCGAAATATCATAGATGTTCATATGTACAAGGTGGTTCACCCACCTGTATACAAATAAAAGAACGAGTTGTTTGGGTTGCATGTGAAACTGCAACAGAGATTGAAGGCACACCGCCGAGTAATCTAGTACAATCAACCGATATTTTTGGCAGAACGTGTTTCAGACAACCAGAAGAACGAAGAAGTGGATACAGATTGTGCGGAACCTCTGATATACAAACTGGAATGCCTACGCAGGATTTGATATCCACCACTGATGTACTTGGTGTTTGTTATCAACAACCAACTACGTGGCGTCAATGTGGGGGAAGTTTCCAACCACAAGTAGGATCGCCTCCTGCTGGACTTGGATTAGCTCGTGATGACTTTGGAGAATGTTATGACAATGTGTGGGTTTATTGTGGAAATCCATCATTTAATAATCGCGGGTTCCCACCGATTAATTACGAATTTGATCAAGCAAGAAGTTGTTGGAGAGAACAAATTGTAGATATTGCTCCTACTACTTGTGGTGGAAACATATTTGGTGATTGTCCCGTAGGACAAATTTGTATACCATTTACTATTCCATTTCAAGGAATTAATTATGTATGTACAACTCCACCAAGAGAAGAAATTCCTGAAATCACACAACAAACGACTCAGACTACAACAACGCAACAAACGACTGATACTCAACCAACGACTCAAACTACTACAACAACGCAACAAGAAACGACAGTTACACTTGATAATGGTCAACAGATAATACTTCCTCCAATAGTTAAAGATGAACCGCCCCCACCGCCACCGCCGCCGCCACCGCCGCCACCAAGAGTTACTTGGAAAGAATGCATCAGTGGAGATCTAAAAGATGGACTTGCACCCGCAACGTACAGAGAGGTAGCGTACACAGGTCCAGGTGGAGGAACTTGTTGGGAACCTTCAACTGTAATTGGGTTTTCTCCTTCATTACAAGACGCATTATATTTCACACATCAACGAGGATCTGGAAACTATCCACAGCCAAAAACAATAACTGTTACTAATCCTTCATATGGCGTTTCGTATGGTATTAAGATAAATACCAATGCAAGTATAATTGTTCAACCAAGTGCTTTTACGTTGGAACCAAGAAGCAGTGTAGATTTTATAGTAAATGTAACTCCTGAACTAGTTTCTCAGTTGGGGGATGGTAAATCAACTCTGTCTATGACAGTAGAAATTAAAGAGTTATAATTATGCCCATCAAAAATTTTATTGACGGTGAAGTACCATATTTAGTGCAATACGAACCATATGCGATACCAAGTGGTCAACTAGAACCCACTAGTGTAACAGATATGGTTTCGTTAGACATACAACCAGTAGAACTACCAACGGTCATAAATTATAGTATTGGTGCAAAAAATAATTATACATTTATACTGAATATAAAAAATATAACTAATAATGCAACACTGGATGTGATCGTTACATTACCTCCACAGGTATTTACATCTACACAGGCTACAATACTACCGCCAATACCTGATTTTCCGCAACGACAGATTATTAACCTTACACTTACACCACAACAACAACAACAAGTACAAGTAAGTTTAAATAAAAAATTTTTGGATACGCAGAGTAACTATGCAAAACTCGAAACCACATTACCAGTGACAATACGAAGTCGTACGAATAGTTCGGTTATAACAAAAAATATAAATGTTTCTACACTACAAAAAACGACACTACCGACTACGGTAAACGTAGTTTAAAATTATAGTAATATACTATGTCATATACTGAGCAACAACTTTACGATACTGCTATAGCAAACAACGTACCATCTAATTATATTAGAATAACTGCAACCGATGGTAGTATTGTTTGGGTAAATCCGAATAATACGGAATTGATAAATGCATATGCGCAGGGATTGGTGGGGACACGTGGTGCAGCAGAATCAGCTCCGGGAGGAGTCTGGATAAGATTATTGCCACCACCATTACCACCAGAGCCTAGTATAATACCCCCACCAACAATAGAAACTCCTGTATATGAAATAGAACCCGTAGTTCCTATTTATGAACCACCTCCACCACTAGTAAGTACTGCAACGCGAACTAATAATACACAAGTAACGCCGACTAATAATACACAAGTACAACGATCAGTAAACACGCAAATTACTAAAAAAGTACAATACGCAACTGTACCGATTGTGGTAGAAGTGTTTCCAGAAAAAAAAGTAACAAATATTAGATCGCACATTATCGTACAAATAGATCCAGCGGAAACTCCTGCCCAAAGAACAACCGTTAATTATGAATTTGGTATAAACGTAACACCGATTGAAGTAAACATCTCTGAACCCATGATAGAAGTTGCATATGCGTTTTTACGTGATGCACTTAACAATTATATTGACGAAGAACGGGAATTAAAAACATTATTAAACTATGGTGATGATAAACAGTCGGTCATATTAGGATACCGATATGGCGGAGTTGACGAAAATAATATCCAAAGTATACAGTTAAAATTATTACAAGCAGTACCTGCTGAAATAGAGGAAACGTCTGCTGTATTTTTGAGTAGAGAAGTTGCTAAATCAGTTATAGACAAATTTAGAATTCGGTTTGCTCCACCGATAGATTATACGCCATACTTAAGACCAAAAAATCTATCCATAAAGGTTGATTTGGATGGTGGTAAAACGATAAGTAATATGACGTTGAACAGATTGTCATTACAATCTGGATCCATTGGAACATATGACGCATATAAGAATAAAACGTTTGAAGATGAAATTTTTAGACAATGGTATTCTTACGATTTTAATTCTTCCGAACTGAATATTGATTTTGCTGACTATAAAAATTTCGTATTTTATAGTTCGGCTGCAATGCGTCTAGCAGCATTCAGAGAAAAATTATATAAAATAGAACAATTAGATATAAAACGAATACAATTTTTATCGTCATCCACATATATTCCATCAATGTCATTAGCCGGCGCAGTGATGGTACAAGATCAATCTGCGAAATTGGCAAAAGAAAAAGAAGATATTATCAGAGGGTTTGATAGGTACGAACAACATTTATATTTCACGCCGTCGGGTTCATCCAATCCGTATAGTGCATCTGCATATTATGCAGATACTGGATATGAATTTAATTCTTCTTCTTACTGGCCAAAAAACTCATCGGGAAGTGTTTTGGTAACGTATGATAGTCAATCAATCAATTGGTATACTACACAATTGGAAATTGCACAACGATACGACGAGTTTAATGAAAACAATTTAGTAAATACTATACCAACATATATCAGAGAAGATGATAATTCAGGAGCATATATTACGTTTGTGTCCATGATAGGTCACTTTTTTGATACAATAAAACCATACATTGATAAGTTCCCAGAAATTTACAGTCGCAATTTGGATCCAAACAAAGAACTATCAAAAGATTTAATTAATGAAATTGCAGAATCATTTGGATTCAAATTACCAACGTTGAATGCTACCTATGATTTAACAAATAATATTTTGGGTATAAATAACGAAGAACCTAGACGAGATACGGCGGCGGAAATTTATAAGAGACTATTGCATAATCTTCCATTTTTTGCAAAAGCAAAGGGAACAAAAACTGCATTAGAGACATTCTTGAAAACTTTCGGCATAACGCCACAGTTGATTTCGGTAAAAGAAACTGGAACTCCCACGTCTGGTTCATACACGGTATTTGATGAATTTAGCAGCGGACTAGACTTTGACCCAGATAAAGAATCCTATATACGATTGCCGTTGTCTGCGTCTGCAAGAAACCCACGAACATTACAATTAAATGCAACGTTTGGTGATGCTAAAAAGAGAACACTCTTAACCGGCGATAATAGATGGGCAATCAATGTAAATGTACATCCATCAAATAATAAAATTGGACGAGTTGAAATAATTTCTGGTAGTGGAAATGTGGTATTGATGTCTAGTAGTTATTACGAAATATTTGGTGATAAGTTAATTAATATAACCTTACAAAACTACCCATCCACCGCATCTCTCTACGTTAGACATGTTGATTCGGGAGAAATTATATACGAAAGTATTACGTCAGAAACATCTAAGTTTGTTTCGTTGTGGCAATCAACACAATACATGTATTTGGGTGGAGCAGGACCGCTTGTATCAGCACGATATAATGGTACAGTAGACGAAATACGTCTGTGGTCGGACACGTTATCTGACGAAACAATTCTTAATGCAACATACGATCCAGGATCAAGTGCAGGAGACACGTATTCATCGGCAACCGATTATCTAATAGCACAACTATCATTTAATAATATTAACACTGGATCATTGACTTCCTCTGTGATATACAATGAAAGTCCGTATAAAAATAAATCTGCATCACCGTCATTAAATACATTCTTTACATTTAACGTAAGTGGTTCAGATTTTTCACGATACAATCGCGTCATTCGTCAAGAAACACCACAAGTGGGATCTAGTGGATACGCAATTAATAAAGTAAAAGTTATGGACCCACCAGTATTTTTGAATGATACGCAGGGATTGCGGTTGTATAGAAATAAAAGTATCGTTGATCCATCAACAAAAAAAATACAAAAGGGTAGAAATAAAGTTATACTATCAATGTCTCCTACTGAGATAGTTAATCAAAATATTATTCGTACGTTTGGATTAGAAAATATAAATGCGTTGTTAGGAGCACCAACAACGTTGTATACAACGTTTGATAAGTCACTGGATACCTTAAAACGACATTATCAACAATATTATTATGTTGACGTAGACACAAATAAATTTATTAGAATTTTGTCTGAAATGGGTTCTATCCTAGATCAGGTAGTTGATTATTTTATTCCGTCAAAAGCAACTGTACTTAAAGGTATTATAATAGAACCCAATATACTTGAACAAGTAAAAATATCTCCAATAAAAAATATACGTGTTTACGGAAAAGATACGAGAAAAACTTTGGCCGCCGCAGGGTCTTTAACAGGAAGTAAGCCCGATTACGGTGCAACGTTTAATCTAACAAAAACGATAGATGCAATTATAGATGCAACTGCAACTGGTTCATATACCACATACAAAACTCAATTACAAAATGAACGTGATATAGTAGTCATTACAGGAAGTAAAAATAATTGGTCAAGTACGTTGGATACAGGACTAGATACGTTGAGTGCAAAACTAACAAATCACACAGCGTCTATTGATATAATCAGAGAAAACTTTACCACAGGAAGTTATAATACACACACAACAGAACTGAATGCAACTTTACGACTTATTACGGGAAGTACGTCAACTTATAAGGGTGTGATTGCGGATTATATTGGTATAAATGTTTCGGGTTCGTATAACACATACAGTGGATCAAGTATTAACGCACTTCCGATCCAAACTGGGTCATATTTAGCATTTACCAAAAAACATGAACTGTGGAGTTATAACTCTTATCAAACTGGATCGGCGGTATCCAGTTCAAACAAACCACAACGACAATCATTTACTGATCTAGGATTGGCAAATGTAAATAAGTTCAAATATAATCCCGTCAACTATGGAAAAAATGGATCAGAACCGTTTAATCGAGTATATACAAGAAAATTATTTGATTCGGAAATTATAACACCTCGTGGTGGTGGGACTGAAAGTTTATACGAACCGGCGTTAAAGGAAATTCCACCAATCGCAGATTTTAGGGATTTTGGAGTATACACATATTTTGATGATCCAGAAGGTATATACTATTTCAGCGAAACTATAAAAACACCAGCATATAATAAACAATTGAATCAGACATGGAATCAACAAAATCAAGAGTTCACAGGAGTAGCTACGTGGTCTTATGGCGGTAAATATGATCAATACGAAGTAGTATATCAAGATGTTAAATATACTGATTTACGGCAACTTGGTGGGTTAGCATCGTCGTCGATAACATATGGCAATAAATTATATTATGTATATAAAACCAAATCTTTGTATAGACCCCCAACTGATGGAACTGCATTTATTTCTGGAAGTGTTCCTTCATATACCCCACCATCATTAGATAAAGAAAACTGGGAAGTTTTAAGATTTACTCCTGTACAAAAAAGAATTCCAAGACGAGTAGTATTTGATACATTTACGGTTATAAATCCCGCATTAAATAATTTTAAAACTACTACGATATCCATCGACAAATTAATAAACACCCCAGATAGATATATTGATGAATTTAATTTGGCGTCTGTAGAATCTGCCTCATACGCAACCGGAGAAATCACGTTAAATAACATTGCTATTTTATTTGCAATGCAAGCAACTGTAAGTGGACTACGAATTAGACTGTACAGAACCGCAGAAAAACGAGATGCTGACATTAATAGACTTATAACAGTACGACCCACTGGTGATCACGGTGTTTTATTGGATAACGAAATAAATGTTGGCGAATTAATGGAAATAACTAATCCATTCCCCACGTTAGTTGCCGGTAAAAATCCACCCGCCGCCAAAATTTTTTATACGATAAATAATCTAGGTTCTAATTCAAAAAGTTCTATTAAACTATTAATGTATTATTTTGCGGTTGAAATTGAACCTCGTATTCCATTTGGATATCTTAGAAAGCATTATAGATTCTTTAGAGACAACTCTACTGCAACAAAACGTAGAAATTATGAAGGGTGTAAAAACGATCAAACTACTACGATTGACGGTTTACCTGCCGTACAAGTATTTATAAGCGAAGGAACCGATTTAATCAGATCTTCTACGCAAACCAATGATGAGATTATCACGGGTGGTGGCGGAACCTTGAATGCGACTTAATAAAACGAACAATACTATATATTTATATCAGACCTCTTATATGTGGAGTTAAAAACTATGGGATATTTAAATAAGGCAACGGTCACCGTTGACGCAATTTTGACAAAAAAGGGACGAGAATTGCTCGCGCGAGGACGTTCCGCATTTAACATTACCCAATTTGCCGTCGCAGACGACGAAATTGATTATGGATTATTTGATCCAGCTCATCCGCTGGGAACTGAATATTATGGATCAGCAATTGAAAGTATGCCTATTGTTGAAGCATCGCCAGACGAAACACAAAATCTTCGATATAAGTTAGTAACATTAGCTCGTGGAACGAATCTTATTCCAACTATTCAAACGGGTATTTCTTCAATTCAATTGACATTCAGTAATACACAAAATCCTATTACTACAATTACACCAACGACAAGTCAAGGATTGAATGCACTTCCATTTGGATATACTGCAATTTTGTATGATCGTGAAGCTGCGGTGTTAACAAGTAATGGATTGCCTGGAACCGCAACGGTGCCAGTATTCGTTGGTGACAGTGTATCACAAAATGCAATTGTTGTTCGTGGAACTATCTTTACGATTTCTCCACGTGACGTTACAACAGTAACACAAACACAGCTCACAATTATCGGTAATCAGACGGGTGCGACAGTTACCATTCCAGTAACAATCAATCCAGCCACCGTCGTCAACTAATAACAACAGGGAACTACCATGAGTATTTATACCAGATTTACGACGGATGACATAGTAGAAGCAAACCCAACAGTAGTCACTACAGGATTGTGGTCAGGTGACACGGGATCTTTCGAATCAGCATTGTACCTCAACACTGCCACCGGTCAGCAAGCACTAACCAGTGGAGAATATTATCTAGACGTATTTAATACGAATCCAGCGTCTAGTGTATTAGCAGAAGTACAATTTGCGGTTGCATATGGACACATTAACGGTGGCGGTGCACCTACACTTACCGAAAATGAACAAGCGACCCTACCAACAAAAGCAATTTATAGTCAATATAAAAATCTTTTGTTAGAACCAGGTGACACCAAATTTAGTTTCCAGGGGGTTGAATCGGATCACATTTATGTCATTAATTTTCAACGTGCAAGAATTCGGGAACAACTAGATCCAGGTAACTGGGAACTCCCACTTTCAGGAACAAACGGTATTAGTACCTTTATTGATGATAGTGGTCAGACGTTAGGTGCATTAACTGCCAATAGTAAAGCAGGTAGAGTGTTTAGTGTGGTTTCCGGAGCATTGTCTACTATATCTGGATCAGTGACCGCATCGTCGTAT